ATGGAAGTTTAACTGCGCGAGGATTAACAACAGGTGCTTTACAATTTGTTGTCCTTGCCCAGGGCGAACAAACATCAGGTAGTTTTTTTGCTGTAAATAATATTGTTTCAAATATAGAGGATTATCAATTATTTGATGATTCAACAGGAAATTTGGCGTATAACCAGGGTATAGACAGAGTAGGAAATGAACCAGATTTAAGGCAAAATTTTAGTTTTGATATTGTTGGAAATTTGCGAAGTGTAACAAGTCCAAATCCTGATATTGGAGCTAGTGAATACACAATTTCGTCAGGTAATATAACAATAAATTTGCCTAATGTTTCGTCTGTTGGAAGTGTAGGAAATCCATTAATTACCGGTGATGCAAACGTTTTATCAGTTGGAAATAATGCAACAAGTGAAGTTGGTACTTTGTCTGCTATTGGTTCTGCTATTGTCAATATTTTAGGCGTGCCTGCTTTTGGAGAAATAGGTAGTTTATTAATAGCTGGCATGGCAAACATAGCTATTACCGGTGTTACCGTATCAGGTGGTATTGGCGCATTATCTATTTCTGCTAATGCATTAGTATCAGTAATAGGTGCGAGCTCCAATAGCCAGATTGGTGACGTTACTGTGTCGATTGCTGGTGACGTTACTGTTTCAATTTCTGATGTTTCAACAGTTGGTAACATAGGTGCATTGTTGGCAGCCGGTGGTGTTACAACGTTGCCAAATAGTGTTTCAGCAATTAGTACTATAGGCGCCATTACTGCAAAAACATCGCAAACGATAACAGTAGCAAGTTTAAGTACATCTGGTCAGGTAGGCAGCCTGACCATTGATGCAGGCGCAGTTGTATCAATCACTGGCGTTGTATCTACTGCAGCGGCAGGTACAATTACAATACCAACGCCTAATGGAATTATTTACCTGGAAGGGATTATTACTATAACCCCGGTTCAAGATGGCTCAATAACAATTACGCCGGTACAAGACGGCAGTGTATCAATCAATTAATTAATGGGGATTAATTCATGGCGATTACCACGGCAATGTGTACCAGTTTTAAAGTGGAATCATGGCAAGCGATACATGATATTACGGTTTCCACAGGTGATGCGTTTAAGCTCGCACTATATGTTGCCGCAGCTACATTAAGTGCGGCAACAACGGCATATAGTACAACCAATGAGGCCACTGGTACTGGATATACAGCAGGTGGTGGTGCACTTACTAATGTGACGCCAATTTCAATTGGCACAACAGCATTGGCTGACTTTGCGGATCTTGTCTTTTCAACGGCAAGTATTACTGCGCGTGGCTGTGAGATTTATAACTCAACAGATGCCAATAGAGCTGTTTCTGTACATGACTTTGGCGAGGATAAAACGGCAACAGCAGGCGATTTCACTGTCCAGTTTCCAACGGCTGATGCATCCAGTGCCATTCTGAGGTTAGCATAATGAGTAAAGCGAACGAAGAATATGTGGCGTTTCCCAAGGAACATTTCCGAGAATTAAAAGCCAATCTCCGGCGCATTGAATGCCGTCGTGATTCCATCCTGATTGAGTTAAGTGGCCATACAAATAAAGTAAAAGGTCTAACTGAAAAAAGAAAGCAGGCCGAGATTGCAAAAGAGGTAAAAGAAAAACTGTTATTGCCTGAATTGGAAGTGTTAAAAGCCAGCAGCGAAAAAATTGCAGCTGAAATTGAGTCGCTTTGATTATGACTTTTGATGAATCTAATGCACATATTACTGAGCAACTTTGTGGTCGTACCATTGATCAAGTTGTTCGTGTTGGCAAAGTGTTAGAGTTCCGTACATCTTGTGGTCATGTAGTAAAACTGCAAGCATGTAAGGATTTTAATATTCACTTTGTGGGTACCGATGTACGAATCATCCTCCCTGAGGCAGTAAGCACAAGCGTGGTGGGTCTTGTTGGGACGGGTGGTTAGCAATGGCTGAACTAATACTTTATGCCGGTAATGATTCAGTACTTGAGTTGCAAACAAAAGACGCAATTAATAGTAGCGATTTAAGTAGTGCAGCAGTAACCTACATTTTAAAAAATGATTCCAATACAATATTAGATAGTGGCCCGATGACTTATATTGAGCTGACATCAGCAGGTTATTATAAATTCCGCGCTACATTAGCTGATACACTAAACATTACGGCAGGTAATAAATACATTGCTGTGATTGACTCCGATAGTGGTATAGGAAAGCGGGGTAACTGGAGCCCTAACATCATAGCTGAGAAGCGCATTTAATAATGCTGGATATTGACGTATCTGCGGATTTCCGTGAAGTTGAGCGGATGGTAAATCATATGCCTGGCTTAATAGAAAAAGCTGCTGTGCGATCACTGAATCGTACCAATGATCAAGTGGCTACTATTGGACGTAGATTAATCGCTAAAAAGATGGGCATTTCCGTCAAAGCAGTACGTGCCGGGATGTTTAAGATAAAAGCTATACGTCAAAGATTGGACGCGGCCACAATAGCAAGTGGTAAACCATTAAACTTGATACGGTTTAAATCCCGGCAAACCAAACGCGGTATAAGTGCAAACGCATGGGGCAAACGCAAATTATATAAAGGCGCATTTATTGGTAACCAGGGCCGTACAATATTCAAACGAACAAGCAGTAAGCGGTTACCAATTAAGCCTGTGTGGGGTCCATCGATACCTGTAACTATGGTGCAAGATGCCATTATCAAAGCCATGGCCCGACATGCACGTAACCAGTGGCAAAAGAACTTCGCCCGCGATATGCAATTCTATCTGGACCGGGCACGTTTTAAATAAAATGGGTCCTTCTGGCGATTTGGCGTGTACCACGGGTACGTAGCTCGCGGCTTTCGGGTAATTTTTGGGCCTCTATGGTCTCGGCATCAGGTGAATAGGTATGGGGTAAATGAGTGATGAAGGTACACAAGTTACTGATATACAAGAACGTTTTTTGTTCTCATTATCACAGCTGAGTACAGCTTTCGGACCAGCCCGAGAAACAATTAGCAAGCGCCTTGAGACGTCCGGAGTATCAGCCAGAGCAAAGAGGCGCGGCCATGATGTTTACCACATTGGTGATGCAGCACCCGCCATCCTTGCTGATGATTTGCCCACGTTTGAGGGGATAAGAGACCCCAACAAGTTGCAGCCGAAGGATCGGTTAGACTGGTTCAGGTCAGAAACCGAACGGCTAAAATTAGAAGAGAAACAGGGTGATGTTTTAGCCATTGCGGCTGTGCGTGTTGAGTGGGGTGGATTGCTGCAAGGGGTGGGCGCAGCACTGGATGCGATACCCGATAAGTTAGAACAAAAATGCAGACTGGGACCTTTTGAGCTTGAAGAGGTCGAGAACGTAATTGATTCTGTCCGTATTCAGCTCGCCGAAGAGTTAGAAAAATAATGGCCGCCTGTGTTGCTGATATGGACGTTGAGTTGGTCCGCGCTGCTGAATTACGTCGGGAAGTTTCCAGGGCAATTCGGCCCCGGGTACGGATGAGCGTTAGTGATGCTGCGGAAAAATATGTACGTGTGCGTACACCCAGTGGTGGTACTGCGCCATGGGACCCAGATTTGACGCCGTATATTGTTGAGCCGATGAATATGCTCAGCAGTCGTCATCATGACACCGTTGTTTTTGTTGGACCTGCGCGTACAGGAAAGACTCAGGGCCTGATTGATGGTTGGGCTGCATACATGATTAAATGTGAACCCTGTACGATGCAGGTGGTTCACATGACACAGGAAACCGCCCGCAAATATTCGCGGCGTCGTATTGACAAGATGCACCGCGATAGCCCGGAATTAAAAGCCGAACTTGCGCCCGGGGCACACAACGATAATACCTATGACAAATATTATCGTGGCGGCAACGTGCTGGGCATTGTGTGGCCGTCGATCACCAATTTTTCCGGCGACGATATCAAATTTATCGCGCTAACCGATTACGACCGGATGCCTGAAGATATCGGCGGTGAAGGCTCGGCTTATCACCTCGCCAACAAACGTACGCAAACATTTTTGTCACGCGGAATGACGCTGGTAGAAACGTCACCCGGCTATGAAGTGCTCGATCCGAAATGGTCACCACGAAAAGAATCGCCACACGAAGCCCCGCCCACACGCGGGGCTTTGTCGTTATACAACTTGGGTGATCGTCGGCGATTATATTGGCGCTGCCCACATTGTGATAACTGGTTTATGCCGTCGCCAGGTATTGATGCGCTGTCATTCAATTATGACGTTGATCTTTTTGGTATAACTGATCCGCAAATTATTGGTGATTTTGGTGTGCCGTGTAAGTGCTGTGGCATTGTAATTATCGAAAAATACAAGACAGTCATGAATGCAGCTGCCTTGTGGGTACCTGAAGGTTGCACTGTAGAAAATGGCGAAGTCGTTGGGAAACCACGCCGTACAAAAATAGCCACCTACTGGCAGCCTGGTGTTTCAGCAGCTTATCAAAATTGGGAATCGCTGATTCAAAAATACCTTAACGCCTTGCGGGTGTATGACATTACCGGTGCCGAAGAAGCGCTAAAGACCGTCATCAATGTGGATTTCGGCATGCCGTATTTGCCGCGTCGTTTGATGAGTGACATCGGCTCCAAAGATATTGAAAGCCGCGCCGAGGATGTTCCAAAACGCGCCGTGATGCCGGGTGTTCGGTTTCTTACCGCTACCATTGACGTGCAGAAAAATCACTTTGTGGTGCAAGTGCATGGCCGCGGTATGGGCGACGAGCGTTGGTTGATTGATCGCTTCGATATTCGCAATAGCGAGCGTACCGAAAATGGCGAGATCATGCCGATCGATCCCGCTGTGTACGAAGAAGATTGGGATTTAATTACCGAAAAAGTAATAAAAAAAGCCTATCCATTAGCAGATGATAGTGGCCGTACTATGTTGATACTCGCTGTGGGTAGTGATGGTTATGGTCGTCCTGGCGTTACTGAGCGCGCCTATAAATACTGGAAGCGGTTGAAAAAAGCTGGATTGCATAAACGGTTCTTTTTATTCAAAGGTGAGCGCCCGGCGCCACACGCCAAAAGACCGCGAGTTGCAAAATCGTTTCCTGATAATTCAGGACGTAGTGCCCGTAAAGCGAATGCGCGTGGACAGATACCAGTGTGGTTACTGAACACCACATTATTAAAAGATACAATCAGTGCTGATTTAAAACGCACTGAGCGCGGACCACGTTATATTCATTTTCCTGATTGGTTGAAAGGCTGGTTTTACGAAGAGCTTATTGCCGAGGTGCGAAGTGAAAAAGGTTGGGAAAATCCAGCACGCGCACGTAATGAAGCTTTTGATTTATTGAGTTATGAAGAAGGTTTGTGCCTGGCTTTTCTTGCAGAAAAACGCATTACTGAAATTGATTGGAGCAAGCCACCGAAGTGGGCTGCTGAATGGGATGAAAATTCCCATGTCGGTATGCCCAATCAACAGAACGTAATGCAACAAACAAAACCAAAACATCCAATGCCAGCTGCGAATAGCTGGGTAAATACTGGTGAAGAGGACTGGATTTAATGAGCATAGCAACAGACATGGTAATACATTATGTCGCTGCTGAAAAAGCGGTGCTTAATGGTAAAAGTTATTCCATTAGTGGTCGCACAATGACGCGCGAAAACCTGCAAGAAATACGTAATGGTCGTGCAGAATGGGAAGCGCGGGTCAGTGATGAGAGCGCAACCAAAAATGGTGGTTCACGGCTTTTTAGTTTGGCGGAGTTTTCGGAGTAAATGAAGATGAATGTTGCGCAATTAATTGAACAATTAAAAACCTGTAATCAGAATGCAGAAGTGCTTACTTGGCATCCGCGTGATGACAAAGAAGTGAATGATGTTTTTCTTCAACTGACAACGAATGATAAAGAATCTGATACTGTCCTAATTACTTGTTATGAACCTGTTTGAAAAAGGCATTAGTGCATTAGCCCCTCGATGGGCCTATCGGCGGGCACAATTCCGCCAGGCGTTGGCGGCATATGAAGGAGCCAAACCTTCACGATTGCGAAAAACGGGCGCGGATAACAGCAGTGGTGATGTAGTTGTTGGCAAGAGCGGTGACGCGTTGCGGGGCTATGCTCGGCAGCTCGAACAAAATTATGACATTGCCAAAGGTGTGCTGGATGTGTTGGTCAACAATACGATAGGGGCAGGCGGCATTAGTTGGGACCCACAACCACGCACACGTTCTGGCAAAGTGGATACTGATTTTGCAAAACAGCTAACAGACTTATGGGCTGATTTTGCGCTGCATCCTGAAGTTACCGGCGAAATGGAATATGCAGCAGCGGAACGCTTGGCAAATCGTACATGGTTTCGGGACGGCGAAGTATTGGTACAGATGCTCAAGGGACGGATTCCTTCGCTGGATCACGGTACTCGCGTTCCATTCTCATTTGAATTGATCGAGGCAGACTTACTGCCATTTAGTTTGGATGATGAGAAAAGAGGCATTACCCAAGGTGTGGAGCGTAACGACTGGGGTAAGCCGCGCGCTTATCACATTTATAAAAAGCACCCTGGCGGGAATTCCTACACTTATTACCTTGACACCAAAAGGGTGTCTGCGGATCGGATGATACATCCAAAAATTGTGGCTCGCATTAAGCAGGCGCGAGGTGTATCTGTATTTGCATCCGTGATGCGTCGGCTAGAAGATCTAAAAGATTATGAAGAAAGTGAACGTATTGCAGCACGGGTGGCGGCGGCATTAACGGGCTTTATTAAAAAAGGTCAGTCTGAAAATTACACTGCACCAGATGATGGTGAAACAAACCGGCTTTTTTCTATGAAACCTGGCATGGTGTTTGATGGGCTGAAAGAAGGCGAAGACGTCGGTACTATCGACAGCAATCGTCCATCAGGATTGTTAACGCCATTCCACGATGCCATGTTGCGCTTTACAGCAGCAGGCACTGGTGCTGGTTATAGCTCTATTAGCCGTAATTACAACGGCACTTATTCAGCACAACGTCAGGAATTAGTAGAAACCCGCGTTAATTATGAAGTTCTGACTGGCTTATGGATAAGCCAATTTTCACGGCCAATCAGACGTCGTTTTACTGATATGTGTATTGCATCTGGATTAGTTAAAGTTCCTCGTAATCTGGATATACACACATTGTACGATGCTGATTATCGTGGTCCGGCCATGCCATGGATAGACCCTGAGAAAGAAGCCAAAGCCAATAAGATGCTGGAGCGCTGTGGTTATAAATCTGCACAACAAGTTATTCGAGAACGCAACGGTAATCCGCGAACCGTTATGGATCAAATATCCGAATGGCGAAAGAATGCCAATCAGCTGGATTTGGTATTTGAATCCGATCCGGCACATGACAAAACTGAAACCGAAAGCCCCTTAACCGAGGGGCTTTCTACTTCTGGCGATGAGGAAAATGACGATGTCAAAAAAGACTAATGCACCCTACAAGATTGTTGCCATGGGCGACGATGAAGCCGAGTTATTAGTCTATGGTGACATCGGCGAAAACTGGTGGGGTGAAAGCGTTACCGCAAAAAGTGTTGTTGAACAATTAGCAAAACTGGAAGTAAGCATCATTTTTGTGCGCATTAATTCCTACGGTGGTACGGTATCTGATGGCCTGGCCATCTTCAATGCGCTTAAACGACATCCAGCAAACATCGTTGTCGTTGTTGAAGGTGTAGCGGTATCGATTGCATCGCTTATTGCCATGGCAGGTGACACGGTGGAAATGGGCGAAAACGCATTGTTTATGGTCCACGCACCATGGGGTGGCGCTGTAGGTAACTCCAAAGAGATGCGCGAATACGCGGATGTGCTGGATAAATATTCCGAAGCAATGGCATCCAGCTATGTGCGAAAGACCGGGCAAGATCACGACACCATTATGGACTTGCTTACTGACGGTCAAGATCACTGGTATACCGCAGCCGAAGCTAAAGAGTTTGGTTATGTGGATGAAATTACAGAAGAAGAAATGGCAGCAGTAGCGGGATTTGATCAATCTAAATTTATTCCATCTGCGTTGCGAGCTACTGCAGCGCGATTAAAAGAAATAGGCGAAAGTCTAAAAAGTAAAGCAACACCATCTGCGGCGGTCGCCGCCAAACATCAACCTGTAAAGGAAACCATTATGAATGACAAAGTGAAAGATAAGGCGACCGACACTAATGTCGTCGATGAAGATGAAATCGCAACCAAAGCTGTGGCTAAAGCTAAAGCCACAGAGCGAAAGCGTAAAACGGATCTGCGCGCGTCCTTTGCACCTCATTTAAAACGTGAGGGTGTACAGGCCGTGTTGGATGTTTGTCTGGACGATGACACAATCACCCTGGAATCCGCGCAGGCACAACTGTTAACGCATCTTGGCGATGGCGCAGAGCCTTTCGCCAAAGACCCGAAGATTGAAAACGGGCAGGACTCAGAAGACAAAATGATCGATGCAGCCATGGATGTGTTGATGGTTCGCGCTGGTGCGCATCGCATGCAAGGCAATGGCGTTAAACCTCTCGCTATTGTCCTGGACGGTAACCCATATCGCAGTGCCGGATTAATGGATATGGCCAAAGCGGCTTTGCGTCGCAATAGTATAAATCCAGATACTTTGGGTAAACGTGAAATGGTAGCAGCGGCTTTCCAGTCCACCAGCGATTTCCCCAAACTTCTGGAAAACGTTATGCATAAAGTATTGCAGCGGGCTTATAGCACGGCACCGGATACATGGTCGCGTTTTTGTAAAGTTGGTGAAGTCAGTGATTTGCGCGCTCACAATCGTTACCGGGTGGGTTCAATCGGTAACCTGGACACGCTTAACGAATCCGGAGAGCTGAAACACAAAACCGTACCCGATGCAGAAAAAGGAAGTATTACAGCAACTACCAAAGGCAACATCATTGCCATTACCCGTGAGGCCATTATTAATGATGATTTGCAAGGTCTAACCGATTTGTCTATGGCGCTGGGCCGTGCATTCAAACGCACCATTGAGGCAGCGGTTTATTCTTTGCTGGCAGAAAACAGTGGCCTGGGCCCAATAATGGATGATGCCAAAACTTTGTTCCACGCAGACCATGACAACATTGGTGCGGGCTCGGCTATCTCTATGGCAGCCATCGAAGCTAACCGCGTTATCATGGCATCACAAACCGATATTGGTGGTAATGATTACCTTGATCTGCGGCCTAGCAAATTGCTGGTACCTGTAGGCATAGGTGGTACAGCGCGCTCTATTAACGATGCGCAGTATGATCCGGATACTGCCAACAAGTTGCAGAAGCCAAACATTGTTAACGGCTTGTTTGATGATATTATTGATACGCCTCGTATGACTGGAACGCGTCGTTATATGTTTTCAGATGCAACCGATGCAGCAGTTATCGAAGTGGCATTTCTGGACGGTGTGCAAGAGCCCATGGTTGAAACTAAAAACGGTTGGAGTTCATCTGGTGCTGAACTTCGCGTCCTTGGTGATTTTGGTGTTGCCGCCATCGACTTCCGTGGCGCGTTAACCGACGCTGGCGCATAGTCGTCAAAGTAAAGGCGGCCCAGTAATGGGCTGCATTTTTAAGTTTCAGAAAAGTCCAATATTTAAAATCAGAGGAATTCGAGATGAATAATTATGTAAATAAAGGCGATGTTGTTGATTACATCAACAGTGGCAGCGCATTAAGTTCCGGCGACGTTGTTGTTGTCGGCGAACAGATTGGTGTTTGTGCGGTTGATATTGCGAATGGTGCCACGGGATCGGTAGCTTTATCGGGTGTGTTTAATCTGCCCAAAGTAGATGCTGCCGTAATTGCCCAGGGCGAAAGCGTTATCTGGGATGCGTCAGCAGTCAAGTTTGATGACAATGCAGCCACAGCCGCAACGGGTGATGTGTCTGGTTGTTGTGTTGCCGTGGAAGCCAAAGGCGCAACCACCAGTGAAAACATCGCGGTAAAGATTAATGTCGGTGTTGGTACTGTCGCTTAGTTAACTGACCAATAAAAAACAAAAGCCTGGCTTATAAAGCCGGGCTTTTTTATTGAACGTATTTTTTAAAAGAATTCATTACGCCAATGACATTTAAAGATGACATGACTGTTGATTTGACCAACATGTTAAATACGGATGAATTCGCAGATGCGGGCACGTATTCGCCAAAGGCTTATGCGGATGTTCATCCGTCCAATAAATCCACAGCAGTTAATGGAATTTTTGGAAACGATTTTGTTGTTGTCGGCGATACAGAAAGTTATCTTCCTGTATTTGATTGCGCAACAAGTGGCGTATCGGATGCCACCCATGATGCAAAGCTTACTATTCACCCGTCTGGAAAAGCATTACCCACGGACGTGACATATACCGTTCGCGGCGTGCAGCCGGATGGAACCGGCTTTACCCGATTAATACTTGAGGCGCCATAAATGGTACACGTCAGGCAACAAATCCGCGATCAGGTTGCGACGGTTATTACTGGTCTTGCCAGTGGTGCAGGTGTTCACAGGTCGCGTGTTTATGATCTTGAGTCTGGCGATTTGCCCGCGCTCAAACTTTATACGCTAAGCGAGGGCGTGGAACGGGATTCGCAAAAGTATCCGCGAGGCACTTATCGACAACTACAGCTGGTAATTGAGGCTGGGGATAAGGCTACGCAAGACCTTGATAATGTTTTGGATACGCTTTGCGCAGAAGTGGAAACAGCCATCTCTGCGGATATTAACCTGGGGGGGTTATCAAAAGATGCATATCTCGAAACAACAACCATTGAATTAAGTGATGGCGGTAGCCAGGCGCATGGTGTGGCTACCATGTCCTGGATCGTTGAGTATCGTGTGAGAGAGACAGCACCGGAGGTTGTATTAGCATGAGCAAAAGACAAATCAAAGTTTATCACCCGGATGCCACAAAGCCTGTGGGTATTATGCCAGACCAATTGGCACATTTTGAATCTAACGGGTGGAGCACCAAAAAACCCGCTACATTAACCGAAGAAGTGAACCAGGCAACAGAGGACAAACATAATGCCAACAACTAGTGGACATGAAGGTATTGCAAAAATTGGCACTAATACCATCGCCGAGGTAGTGGATTTCAGTTTTACACAGAAAACAAATCCCGTTGAGGATACCGAGTTATTTGATAAACATAAAACCTTTAAGACTGGTGGTAAAGATGAAACCGACGGCAGTATGACGTGCCAATGGGATGTGACTGATACAACAGGTCAGGAGGCTATGACGGTCGATTCTGAGGTAACGTTAAATCTGTATCCACAGGGTGATACAACTGGTGACAAATACTGGGCTGGTAGTGCCATCATTACCGAGGTGGGTATAGAAAACTCCGATGGGGCAACGGTAAAGCGATCGTTTACATGGATTGCCAACGGCGCATTTACTTTGTCTACGGCAGCTTAATCATGGCCGTTGCAAATTTACTGGATCGACTAAAAAGAAACTACCGCGAAAAACTCGAAGCTGGAATGATGCACATCGATGTTGATGAGCTTGCTGAAGATGGTGTCCCGCTGCGGATCTATTTTAAACACATGACCTTGGAAAAGCAGGGTCGTGTTTATAAAGCGATGCAATCAAATAATCTTGATTTCATGGGTACGTCACTTATTGAGCGGGCGCTTGATGCGGATGGAAAGCCAATGTTGAGGCCAGCTGATATCGTCGAGATTCGTAAAAGAACAGATGGAAACCTGATACAAGATATCTGCGCACGAATGAGTGAAGAGCAAAGTGATTGTGAGATTGGTAGTAGGGATGAAGTCGAGGAAGCGGAAAAAAACTAAAAGAGGACGCGGAACTTTATTACCAGTTTGCAGTTGCTGGTCATCTTAAAATGACAGTAGAAAATTTGAGAAAAATAATGTCCGTGTCCGAGTTTCATGGCTGGGTCGCTTATCTAAAAATAAAGGAAGAAAGTGCAAAAAGCTAAAGCAAAGTTTGAGATATCAGCACGGGATAAAAGCCGTAGCACGCTCAATAAATTTATGTCCCGTGTCAATCGGGTAAAAGGCAGTATCTTTTCGCTGAAGGTTGGTGTGGTCGGTTTGGCTGGTGCGGCAGGTTTGGGTTTGTTAGTGAGAAAGTCGCTGGAGTCTGCTGATTCTCTGGCAAAAACAGCAGATAAGCTGGGGATATCTACCAAAGCATTAGCAGGTTTGCGTCATGCAGCAGACCTTACAGGCGCGTCACAAAAGACCCTTGATAAAGGGTTACAGAATATGGTTGTAAACATCGCCGAATATAGTAAAGGCACTGGCGAGGCAAAAAGAGAACTTGAGGCACTCGGATTTTCGCAACAAGAACTTATGTCAATGAGTCCTGATCAGCAATTTTCTGCAATTGCTGATTCGATTAACAGAGTCGAAAACAGCACAGAAAAAGTCAACATTGCGTATAAAATATTTGGTGGTCGAGCAACTGAATTGTTAAATGCTTTATCACTTGGTAGTAATGGACTGCGCGAGACCGCAGAAGAAGCCGATGCGCTGGGGCTTTCAATATCACGTATAGATGCGGCAAAAATAGAAAACGCAAATGATGCCATGGCTAGAATGAAAGGTGTGGCTACTGGTCTTGGTAATGCTATTGCAGCTGAGGTATCACCATTCATTACGGCGCTTGCAACGCAGTTTGTTGACGCCGCAAAAGAAGCCGGTGGTATGTCAAACTTTGTCAGCCGTGGTATGGAAAAAGTTGTTGGTGCTGTAGGTTTCGCGGCAGACATGGTGCGTGGTTTGCAGGTGGTCTGGAAGGGTTTGCAGGTGATTGCCCTGGGTGCGATATCTGCGATTATTACTGGGCTTGATGAGGTTAATAGGGCGGGTGCCACGGCGCTTGACTGGATACCCGGGCTGGATGTCACGCCAATTGCTGCACTGTCGATGTGGGCAGAGGAATCACGCAATGCATTAATATCAACCATGGATGAAATGGATCGCCTGGCAAATCTGTCTATGCCGTCGGAAGGTATCAAAAAATGGTCTGCTGATATTCAGCATGAAGCGCTTACGGCTGCCAAGGCAATTGCAAAAACAAAAGCGAAAATGATTGGCAGCGGTGGTGATGGTTCAGCTCCTGTCACTAATAATGACGCAGCTGAAGCCAGGCAGGCAGCTGCGCTTTCAAAATCCGTAGATGCTGTTCAACAATCCATGCTGACCGAAGAGCAGCGCATCATGGAAAGTTATGATCGCAGATCGTTTATGATAGAAGATGCTTTTCAGAATCAGCTGATTTCTGAACAATACAAGAACGAACTAATTGCCGGTCTCGCTGTGCAGCACGAAGCGCAAAAAACAGCGATTGCGCGAAGGGGTGAAGCCGACCGCCGGGCAGTCATGAGTGCTGGACTCGGTGCGGCGGCAAATATTTTCGGTGCGTTATCATCATTAATGGGTAAGTCCGGTAAAAAACAAAACGCAATGCAGAAAGTACTTGCCAGAGCAGGTATTATTGCATCTACTGCTCAAGCAGTAATGAATGCATTGGCAGTTCCGCCTTATCCGTTAGGGTTGTCATTAGCAGCAGGTGCAGCATTACAAGGTGCTGTACAATTACGTGCAGTTGGTGGTAGTGGTGGTGGTAGTATATCTTCACCTGTTTCATCTGCTGCATCACAGTTTCAACAGTCACAACCTATTCCGCAGCAACCCATTACACCCGGCGCAGGTGTACAAGAATTCAGAATTACTATGGACTGGGAAAATGCAACTCCAGATCAGATAGATCAAATGGCCGGATCACTAGCGCGAAACATGGCTAATGGCGGAAAATCCCCGGTGGCTGCATGAAAATAGGTTATCGCAATATACTGGTTGAATCATCAGTTACAGTGTCATCAGAAACAACAGGGTTTGAAAAAGAGAATGCATATGATGGCCGTACTGGTGGGTACTGGAAACCGTTGTCATCGCCTGCAAATTTAAAGGCTGATGGAATCATGCCAATTGGCATGTGGATGGGTAATACTGTTGCTGAAATATTATCAGCATCAGAGTTGGTTACAGATGGTGACATGTCTAATTTGTCGTCATGGTCTGTCAGTGCTGGAGGCGGATCTACTATTTCGCTCGTGGGTGGGGCTCTTAGAATAACCAGTACTGTTAATGGCACGTCTCGGGTTATTCAACAAATAAATACAGAGCCAGGAAAACAATATACTTTTTCAGCTGATCTGGTTGGTGTTAGTGTTTCTGGAGGTGTTTTAATTGGTGCAGGTACAGAAAATTCAGAATTAAGTTATGGGTTTAACTACA